GGGGCAGTTCGCAAGTACTAAAATCTTGTAGGTGATGGATTGTGCCGGTTCGTCACTTTATAAAACCGGTCAATACGACGGAGTCATTAACCAAAGGGTAGCGCCTGCGGTGACCGCTCTGAAGGAGTTGACAAAACAATTAGTGGGTCAAGTACATAACTCAGCCCGCGAGTCGAGTTCGGTCTCGATGGCAGCTATGAGTTTGCATCAACCTCGGTGCCAAAACATTCTTGCTTCCCCAGTAGTATGGGTTGAGAGAGAGTGCAATTACGAGGGTGGCATTACTGCGGATGACATGAGCTTAGAGGCCATGTTCGATTCGTGGAATGCGGTAGACGGAGCACAATCTACCAAGATTGACGAGCCTTTGTGTCGCGTGAGGAGATACGCAGAGGTAAGTCAGGCTAGTCTAACTAGCAACAATCGCTGTGGAAGCAGACCTGTCGCTCGGGTTTTGTTTTCGTGGGATTGGCAGGACATCGATGTTGGGTGTGATGTCCGAGAGGTTGATGCTGAAGGCGTAAGGGGTAATGCGGCATTCAACCAGATTGCTTCTGATCTTGATATCACACGAGATCCGGATGAAGAGATCGTCACAGCGACTCAGATGGTCGTTGAGAAGAATCCGGGTCCCGGCCGAAGGAAAGGTCAAAAGAAGCAGGGTGGCGTGAAGGACGGCGCACCCGGCACATCAAAGAGTTTTGATGTCGCTGATGAAAATCAGCACGCCAACCGGGTCGGGCGTAATGGAGACCCCCAGGCTGGTCAGGACCGGCATAAGGGCAAGAGTGCAGACTCTGGTAAGACCCAAAATCATGGCAACAAGCCCAAGGGGGCTAACAAAGGAGGGGCCAATAGCGTCAAGGATTTGGCGCGACAAGTGAACAATTTCCATCTGACTCGAGTTTACGAGAGTATGGTTGCGAAAGAGTTCTCCTCTGATGTTGCACTGCAAAAGGCAAACGAATGGATCAGAGCCAACATTGGTAGTATCGATCCTTCCGTTGCAGTAGCTTGCCATGACTGTGGTGTCGCAGATTTGATATTGTGCGAGCACCACGTGAGGCCTCACGTTGAGCCACGTGAGGACATCGATTTGCAAGATGATGACGAGGGTCTCATCTTTGTCTCGGCGACCCGCTATAGCTACAGCTCTAGCATTTTGCCTTCTTGGCAAGAAGTTAAGGCGTGGTTTAGCAAGCCGGCTTTCAATCCGGACAGAGACATTCAGCCCAATCTGGGGGGCTTTAGCAATTCGATGGTGCCACGCACAGAACTATTAGACAGCGGTCTGTTCAACTATTTGCGTTTGAACATGAAGACCTCTTATGTTGTCAATGGTTCTTACAATCGCGAGGTGGCACTCACACACTGTCATTCTCTTGCCATACGTTACCTTGATGAGCTAAAGGTGACTAAAGAGGAGCGCCGCGAGCCTAGAGTTGTGAACACAATCCTAGGCACCATTCAACGCGCGGTTGATAGTGGAACGAATGACATGCTATATTCGAATACCAGCGAGCGTGTCAATTGGCTAGGCGAGTTGCCTTTTCGTTTAGTCGGGTGGTTAAGAAGATCGTTTGTAGATGGCAAAATACCGAAAGCGCTAATCGCGGCTTTAACATTGTGGGTGTTCTTACGAAAGTTGAAGCGCATTGTGTCGCTACTAAGTGTAATGCCGAGCTCAAGTCTACAACGGTTGGCAGCATTGCTCCTTTCGCTGATTGGAAGAATGCAGAAATTCGCATTAAGCATGATTGCAAGAATGTCGAGTACTGCACGAAGCGAAAATATTACCAGTGGGATTATCCAGGTTGCTTGCTGGATGCCCAGCCTACGGTGGTAATGCAAAATTGCCAACATAACGTTTATGATAGCCTGCATAAACGTTATCTTAAAGAGACTCCTGAGTTACAACATCTAGACATGCGGCTTGTGCACCGTATCATAGATAACTTAGTTCACAGGCTTAAAACGCACATGACGGATTTTGATGCATCTAATTTTCTCTCGTCGAAGACAGGGAAGTTACGTGCACGCTATCTTAAAGCTTACAATGACATATCCAGACGAGGTTTTGACATTAATCGCGATTCGGATATTTCAGCTTTCGTCAAACTTGAACGTTATTATGAGGCCGGAAAAGCGCCGCGAATGATAATGGGCAGAAATCCCAAATTCAATTGGTTTTATGCTCAGATCATTGATCCCATAGAACGTGCATTCTTTGCTTTGGACCAAGTCGCCAACGCCTGTGATAATTTTTCTTGCGGTGAAAAGTTTTCACGTATGGTGGGGGAGTGGTTCATAGAGAATGATATGAGTAAGTTCGAAGCTAGTCAACGTAAGCAGGTCCTTCATTTTGAATATCTCGTGTATTCAAAACTGTTCCCACACAGGAAAGAATTTCTTGATTTATTATTTGCTGCCAAAATGCACAAGCGTGGCGGTACAAGTAGTGGAGTTAAGTTCGCGTTCGATTACTGTAGGGGTTCAGGTGACATGGACACGTCATTAGGCAATGGAATCTTGAATTACATTGCAACTCAATATTTTCTCATTAAGAATTTTTGCCCTAACTGTGACTTTGAGCAATGTGCCGTGCCAGGGTGCCGGACATTCTCTTTCGTGGTGAAAGGTGATGATTCTTATATGCGAGCCCCAAAATATTGCACGCCTACCAATTATTATGCTAATTTCGGCTTTGATGCCAAGTTAATTGTCAGGAAAGCGCCACATGAGGTTGAATTCTGCTCTGGACATTTTGTGGAATATCAACCCGGTAAATATGTTTACGCGCAGAAGTTGCGCAAAATATTAGCTAGTCTGACAACATGCATTAATGAGGAAGCGGTACGCAATGGCTGGGTCGCACATTATTATAAGAGTTTGGGACTCATGTATAATAAGCTTTATTCTGGAATTCCAATTTACCAGGATATAGGGAAAATGTTGATGACGTCAAATGTCAATGCGGGTCTGAATGTCAATCTGATTCAGAGCTATAATCTTTTACATTTGTTTAAGAATATAGAGCCTCAAGATAGAATAGTCGATTTCAATTGCGCATATGCATCCATCATGATGGTGAACAATATGGATCCAGCTGAGCTGGAAGCTATTGGAGAGACTTTACGGAATTCGTACATGTCCTTTGAGCCGGCGCTCACCAAGAAATGCCGAATCAGGAGTCGAAAGGCTGAAGAGGTGCCCCCGGTGGACTGGGACACACTCAATACAAAGATCATACGTTCTCATGTGAAGGACAGATCTATAATCATGCACTTGAAGCAATTGCCTCGCAACTAGTTTTGCTTGGCATATATCAGAGGGTTAAATCTGACGAAGCTATAGCCGTTAAGCACGTTGTGCTAACCACCCGGCGCC